ATAATGTCGAACACCGCCTAAAGGATATGAATCTAAAGGGTTGTGCGGGTCTAGACTTATCAACAAATAAGTTCCGCAGAATACAATCAACCAAAGAAAAGATATTGACTAACCAAGATTTCTTGAATATGAACGAAGATATCTTGAGAAATACCGAAAAAGTTATGTGTATCTTTGACTCTATATCCGCTCTCGCCAGTGGCAAGCAGATGGAAGAAGGTGCAGGTACGAGTAGTCGTGGTGGCATGTCTAATAGCGTCGTAGTGTCTCAATTCTGCTCTAATATGGCACCAGTCGTGCTTATGAACAAGCATATTATCGTGAACATCCAGCAAACTATGGCTAACGTAAGCGGCTATGGGCCAGCCAGCTTAGCTAAGGGTGGAGAAGCTATCAAGTTCCAAGCCGACACAATCCTATGGATTAAATCTGCAAAAGAAGTGTTATCCGGCGGTAAAATTATCGGTCAAACGGTAGAATGGGAAGCTGAATGTTCTGCCCTAGGTACAATTCCGGGCACAAAAGTCGAATCTATGATTAGATACGGAGAAGGTATTGATATTTACTGGGAACTTATTGAAATGGCCAAGGAATTCGGTATAATAGCTGTTAGTGGTGCTTGGCTAGCTTATGGTGACCACAAGGTTCAGGGTGTAGAAAACTTCAATACTCTATTACGGGAAAATCCAGAGCTATTCAAAGAAATGGCTCAGAAAGTGAAAGAAGTTTATGAAGTATAAAGGCTTAGATGGCAAGGAATACTTGCTACGACTAAAGAAAAATAATGGTAAGTTCAAGTCTTCTTATCACAAGAAGGCTTACGAGCTTTTTAAATCTATCTATCCTCTCTATACGATTTATGAGGAAACGAAGCTTTGCGGTACGAAAAATGACCTATACGTTGACATTTTCTGCCCAAGTCTCCAGCTTATGATTGAAGTACAAGGTGCCCAACACGAAACCTTTAATCCGTTCTTTCATCAAAATATAGCCGGATTCGCTAAATCAAAAGGTCGCGATAACGAAAAGAGACAATGGTGTGAAGCTAACGGCATCACTTTGATAGAACTAGTCCATAATGAAAGCGAAGAACAATGGAAACAGAAAATATTACATTTGAACAACGACTAGAAAGCATAGAGAAGCAGATTGATGGTATTTTTGATAGCAAGAAACTTGACTTTACACCTAGCGACACAGAAATAGATGAAATTTTCTCATTAGGTGCCGAAAACTTAGCTAAGTTACCAAGCCAAAAACTATCAGAATACGCCTTCATTCTTTCCCGCTATATAGTGGGCCTTCAAAGAGACTTAAATAAGAAGAAGACGAAGATTAATTGGGCAAAGAGAAGACTAGACTACATCGTGTTAAACTCTATGGCCGATTATAGGTCTGGATACATGACAGCGGAAGAAGTTAAAATGAAAGCAACAAGAGGTAATGACGTGGCAATAAAACTCTATCAATTTATCTCCGAAGAAGAAGTTGAATTACTTTCTTTGTCCGACCTGACGTTTGATATCAGAAAAATGAGTGATTCTTTAGTAGAAATTTCCAAAACTAAGAGGTTCCAAAATGCCTAGAGGTAGACCAAAAAAAGAGACAAAAACTGATTTAGAAAAAGCAATAGAGATGCTTCAAAGCAATCCAGAACTAACCAAGTTGCTTATTAATGGTGGTAAAAAGGCTCCTGCTCCTGTTGCAGAGGAACCGGCACTAACATTAGACAATTTTAACGAATTTCGTGCTATTCAAACTAAACCAAAACAAATCTTCTTTGATGACCCGGAAGAGGGAAAAGAGGAAGGTAAATGGGATAAGAAACACGCTAAGAAATTCAAGAGAAGTGCAGTGAGACGGGCACCAGCAAGAAAAGTCGCAGTAGTATGTACACTTTGCCAAAAGACAGATAAAATTTCGGAGCTTTTATATGACAAAAACGAATCTTACGTATGCCCTAGATGCTTTAGAAGATAAGCTACAAGACCAGCCGGGAGAGGCGAGATTTCTTGCCTCCCTGTTACAGCACGGTCATGATGCCTTCGTAGATGTAGAGGGTATCGTAGTAGAAGACAGTATGACAGATGATATTAACCAGATTATCCTAAAGAGTGCTTACAATTTCTTTGACCTAGAAGAAGTTAAGCCAACTGTTGCTTCGATTATTAAGTATGCTGACGCTTTGGGTTACAAACATGTCTTTGATAAGAAAGATGAAAAGGACTATCTTAAGAGTCTGTTTAGACTTCCGACAGAAATACAGGACTGTAGAGTTGTTGGTGGACAACTTCGTAAACTTCACGTTAAGAGAGATTATATCAATAAGCTTCGGGTAGCTATCGGTAACGTCGCTGAAATCAGCACTCTTGAGCCGCTATCAAAGATTATTTCGGCTGGACAAACTCCAATCGAAGAATACTTGATGAAAATAAGTGCTAGTAATGAAGAGGGAGGCTATCTAACTTCAGATTTGGATATCTATCTAGCTAATCTGTTTGATAACCCAAACACTACGATTGGATACAAAGCTGGATTCAATAGATACGAAAACTTTATAGGTGGAAGTTATGAACCGGAAACTATGCACGTAGTTATAGCTAGAATGAAGGTTGGAAAGAGTAGTTGGGCACTAAATGTAGCTATTAATTTAGCTAAGCAAGGTATCCATACGGTTATTGCCGACTTTGAAATGTCTAAGCAAAAATGGTTAAATAGATTCCTATCGAACATAACTGGAATTAACGTTAGAAAATTCAAGGAGTCAAGATTCACGGAAGAAGAAAAGGATAAAATCAATGACGCTACTAAAATCATGCTTAAGTATCCTATCATCTATACCAATATTAATGGAAAAGGAATAGACGAAGCACTATTTTCCGTTAAGAGACTACTTAACAAAAGTGTACCAAAGAAAAATAATGGTCATCCAGAATGCATGTTTATCTATGATTATATCCGGATTAACGATACTGGAGACATGAATAACGATACCAAAGAGTATCAAGCTTTAGGTTTTCACGCAATCAAGCTTAAGAATTTTGCGATAACAAACAAGATACCTATTTTGACATTCGTTCAGGCTAACAGAGACGGTATCAATAAAGAAGATGCGTCTGTAGCTTCCGGTTCTGATAGAGTAGGCTGGTTGTGCGACAGTCTTTGCTTGTTCAAGAGAAAAGACGAAGAAGAAATTGCTGAAGATAAAGCTAATAAGAGAGACTTCAATAGAAAATTAGTGTTTTTAGAATCTAGAGATGGCGAAGAATCGGAACCGGGAACTTACGTTAACTACAAATTTGATGGAGCTATAGCGAGAATCGAAGAAGGCCCGTCCAATATTGAACTAAGAACAGCCCAACCATTGAAAGTCAGTAATGAAGACAAAAACACAGAATTTTGACCAAGAGTATCTAAATTCTCTAAATATTGCTCTTTGTAATAACTTTGACTCTATTTGCGAGTATTTTGATATAGAAACACAAAGCTTTCGTAATTATAGGTCTACTTGTTGTCCAATTCACCTTGGTGATAATCCCACAGGATTGACTATTTACCCGGAAAATGAACCATACGGCTACTGGCAATGCAACACCAACTATTGTCATAAGCATTTTCCTCGTAATTTAATAGGATTTATTTGGGGAGTAATGTCATCTAAGGGTGGATGGACAAAGGAAAACAATTTAAAGGTCAATTTCAAAGATGTTTTAGAACTTTGTAAAGGGCTTGTTGGGCATGTTAAGGTAGAAAAGGTTAGTTATCGGGCTAAAATAGCAAGCGAAGCTAAAGAAGAGGTTATTGATAATATTGGTAGGCCGACTAGAGAAGAAATCCGCAAGAAAATGATAATTCCGGCAGATTATTTCCTTAAGCAGGGCTACAAGAAAGAGACTCTTAACCATTTTGATATTGGTGAGTTCATTAATCCGGATGGTGAAATGGCAAACCGGATAATTGTTCCTATATATGATGAGAATTTTTTCTATGTTGGGTGTCAAGGGCGACACAAAGACGATACGGTTAAGTTAAGGTGGAAAAACTGCGATGGACTTAAAGTTGAATCCATCCTTTATAACTATCATGCCGCCAAACCGCTTGTGCGTGAGTCTAAGACAATAATATTGGTTGAGAGTCCAAAGTCCGTATGGAGACTGTGGGAGGCCGGTATACGCAACGTGGTGGCTATTCTTGGTAATTTCAAGTCCGGACAAAAAATCTTACTTGAAACTTCTGGAGCAAACCGTATACTTTGTATGATGGATAATGATATTCCGGGCGAAGAACACTTTGAGTCTATAAAAAGTAAATGCAAGAGACTGTTTAATATCGAACAAGTCAGATACAAAGCAAAAAGAGATGGTAATGACCCCGCAAATTTGTCTATAGAGGAGGTAAAGAATGTTTTTAGTACTATCAGGTAAGATGGGGAGTGGGAAAGATACCGTTCTTAAAGAACTAATCAAGAGATTCCCAAATAAGAAGTTCGTTAGAGTTGGTTATGGCGATTACCTCAAGGAAATTTGCGTAAATCTGTTTAATTTGAAACCTGAAGTAGTTCACGGTGCCGACAAAAACATTCCAACCAATTATCTGTGGAAAAATGTTCCTTGGTACAGATGGTGGAAACACTTCTTTAAGAGAAATCAGCCTGTTACTCATCGCGAATTCTTACAGTATTTCGGCTCAGACATATGTAGATACATAAACGACGATTGTTGGGTTGATTACGTAATCAGGCATTTCAATGACCCAAATGTGATACATGTAATAATCGACGCAAGATTCAAAAATGAAGTCACAAAGATGATTTCATCAAAGAAAAGTGTATTAATTAGACTAACACGTAAACCTTTTGATAGTAAACATATCAGCGAGACAAATTTAGATGATTTCAAGTGGAAAGGTTGCGAGCTAGTGGATAACAAATGGCTATCTATTAATGACACGGTCAATCAAGTGGTCACGAATTTCAATTTACAGTCCGAAAACAAGAATTTAGGCATAAAACTATGTTAATCCCGTATATCAGAAGTTCCTTATTGGGTAGCTATGAGATTTGCGAACTTAAAGCATTTCTCATTTACTCGTTGGGCTTAAAAGAGAAGAGTGGATTTTCTGCCGATTCGGGCACATCCGTTCACAAGTCTTTAGAGCTATTGGCCCAAAAAAAACTGGCACAGCAGAACGGTCAAGTTAGTATAGAGAATGAAATCTTTGATAGTCCGTTTAGCGTGGACTCCCTAGACTATGAAAACGCTTTCACTTTAGGGTGGGAATTCTGCAAAAAAACTATGTCTCATCACAAAGAGTGGGACGACGAGGAAGTTAAAACAAAATATCGGGATATGTATTACAAACTACTTTCCTTTGATAATGAGTCTTACAATCCTCTAAAACTAAACATCATTCAGCCCGAACAGTATTTTGACATTCAGTTCCAAGAAGATTGGGCTAGATACGAATACATTATAGGAAAAGAGAAGTTCGAGGGGTTTCTTAGTGTTAAAGGCACTATGGACTTAGTCTTTGATAATTCGGGCTATTTGTCGGGCATGGACTACAAAACCGGAAAAAGTAGAGTCAATTGGGCTACAGGTAAAACCAAGTACCTAGACGACTTTAAGGAAGATAAGCAACTCTTGCTTTATTCCTATGCCATCAAGAAATTATTTAATGTTGATGAATTCTCAATCATTATTTATTATTTGCAGGCTGGTGGGCCATTTGAAGTCTACTTCGACAATCAAACTTTCAAGAAGGCTGAAGGTATGATTAAAGACTATTTCCATAAAATCAACAGTAACTTCAAACCTTTTCTTGCGGCGAACTCCTCGAATCCATATAATAAGAGGAAGTGCAACTGGTGCGACTTTAACAAGATTCGCCCCGAAGTCCACAAAAGTAAGACTGTCTGCCGAACTTTTGAAGATAAAATAATCAACTTGGGAATGAATAAAGTTATTGAAAAACATGCGGATGTAAGTAGAGTTTTTACCTACGGGTCTGGTGGGGGGAGGGGAATGGACGACAAAGCTTCAAAATAAGGCTTGATTCATTGCGTTATATGTGTATAATAGAGACTTAACGGACAAAAAGGAATAAAAATGAATAAGGTTGCAATAGCAAATGTACGTGAGGGGGCTTATTGTAGTGTCTGTGGACACTATCCATGTAATTGTGTTCCTATTCCAGATTTTTGGGAAAAGACAATTAAAGAATTTGAAGATAAAAGAGCTAAAAGAGTAGAATCAATAGCTGAAGAAGTAACATCAGAACTTAAAAAAGCTATAGCTAAGCATAAAAGTATGAATTCGGCCCACGAAGCCTATGCGGTCATCCTCGAAGAGGTGGATGAATTTTGGGACGAAGTTAAAGCACAGACACTTGACAAGGCAAAGGCCAAAAAGGAATTACTACAGATTTCCGCTATGGCACAACGAGCAATTTTAGATTTGGGGTTATGATGAATATATTCAGAGCAGATACAACCGACTACGGAAAAGCGGTATTAATTAACTTAGAGCAAATTAGCCATGTTTATTCATATGAGAAAAAGTTAACAGTTCATATGAAAAATGGAAATATTATTAATATTGAGTCTTATCATTACGAAAAATTACTAAAACAGTTACAAAAGGGAAACACAGATGAGTAGTCCGATTATTTTAGGAAAAGCTGACGATAAATTTCAACAAATGGCTCAGATGGCAGATGCTCAAGAGCTTCAGGCTGAAATGTTTACCGGTTTAGTACAGATGGTTACGGAAAATGTTATTGGTAACCTATTGAATAGTATTTCCGGCTTACTTTATTTTGATGAGAACGGGAATCACGTATCCAAGGATAAGTCTAACGGATTTGAGCCAGAGAAGCAAAATTTAAGTGATTCGGGCTATGATTTGAAGTCCCCAATTACTTTCTCGTTAATTCCCGGCGAACGTAGACTCGTAAAGCTTGGGATTGGTATGCTTCTGATGAGTCATATGGACGCATTTATTCTACCAAGAAGCGGTCATGCCAGCAAGAATGGTATTACGATTACTAACTCTCCCGGTTTGGTTGATAGCTCTTACACCTACGAATGGGGCGTAATTTTCCAGAATACCGGAGATAAAGTTTGGAATGTCAATAAGGGTGATAGAGTTGCACAAGTTAAATTCCAACTTAAGGGAGTTAATATGCAATTCAAAGAATTTGAAGGTAATCTTGAAGAGTTGAGAGAAAAAATCAGAGCTAGAAGTGCTGGATTTGGCTCAACTGGAGTCTAATATGAAATACAAAGCTTTCACCCAAGAACCAAAACCTTACCTGAAAAGGGTATTTATTTTGAAGTATTGCGGCGGGTTTCAAGGGTATAGTAGGATTGTTATTGAGCATGAACTTCCATTAAATGCGGTCGAACTAGATTTCGAGGCAGAGGATGGAAGAGACTATATTTTTGAGTCGTCTTGGAAGGATGGAAACTACTTCCGTCCATATATCAATCATATTGACAAACATGGAAAATTGAACCATACCGAAGAATTAAAACCTATCAAGGCTTAATATGAAATTTGCACCTTTACACATTCACAGTGATTTTTCATTCTTAACAAGCACTCTAGATTGCGAAAAAATTGCTAAAACCTGCAAAAAATTGGGCTATAAAGCTTGTGCCGTAACGGATTATGGCTCAGCTAGCTCATTCGTAGAGTTTTCGGAAGCCTGCAAAGCCCAAAAAATCAAGCCAATCTTAGGTGTGGATGCCTACGTTTGTGCCTTGGAAAGTGACCTAAAGACAGACCAGAACAGAAAGCTTACTCACCTGCCGATTCTATGTAAGAATTTGGAAGGTGTTAAGGCAATGTTTAAGGCTGTTTCTCAAAGCAATAGACAATTACACCACAAGCCAAGACTAGCATTGAATGAATGGGCACGATATTCTAAAGGTAACTGGATTGCTTTTAGTGGCCATCCGGGGTCTGACCTATTTAACGCTGTCTGTAAAAACGGCAAAATCGTAGAAAACGCCCTCCAAAATGCCAAAGAGTGTATTGATGACCACCAATTCTTCTTTGGTAAAGAGAACTTCTTCGTAAATATCCAACTTATAGACAAAGAAAATCAGGAGTTTATGGAAGAAGTGGCGGCAATCTTAAGAGAAGCTGCCAAATTTAAGGGTGCAGACTGTGTAGCTACCGGAAATAGCCATTATTCGACCAGAGACGATGCAGCAGACCAAAGAGTTTTGCTTTGTGCCCTTCTTAAAACAACTTTACCTAAAGTTTTTGCTAATTTAGATACTGATGACGCTAAGGATGTAGATGTAGCTTCATTCTTTAAGAGTGAGAACTATCATATCCCCGAAGTAGACGAAATGCTAGAACTTCACAAGGGTTACGAGCATGAAGTGACTAATTCGGTCAAGATAGCAGACATGTGCGAAGAGTATTCCCTAAAAAGAGACCCTCAACAACCTATTTTCGACAAGGATATTGATGCTTATGAGGAAATGGCAGAGCGAGCCAGAGAAGGTTGGAGAAATCTACTAAATTGGCCAAAAGAAAGCCCACAGTTTAAAGAATACGGCGACAGAATCCGAATGGAGTTGGATGTTCTAAAGAACAATAACCTTTCCAATTACTTCCTTATTGTTACGGATATCTGTGACTATGCCGTAAAAAATGGAATACTTATGGGGCCGGGACGAGGTTCTGGTGCAGGTTGTCTTATCTCGTATCTTGTTGGGATTACACAAGTTGACCCAATTAAGCACGGATTGCTATTTGAGCGATTCTTTAACGCTGCCCGAAAGAATTCTCTGCCCGATATTGACTTAGATTTTCCTCCAGCTAAAAGAGAGCAGATTTTAGAGTATATCGAGACCCGATACAATAAGGCTTCAGTGGCCAAGATTGCTACGTTCACTCGTTTGCAGGGCAAGGCTATCTTAAAGCAAGTACTTAAGGTTCACGAAGCTTGCGATTTTGCCACCGAAAATCAGATGACCGAATTCATTCCTGACGAATCCACTATTAGTGATGATTTGCAGGAAATGTATGAGGAAGACGATGAAAGTGCAAAGATTCTTCAGTGGGCAGTTATTAATCATGCCAAAGAGCTTGCCCCTTGGGTAAAACTTGAGAAGGATGGAACTTATTCGGGCGAATTTGGCAAGTACTTCGCACAGGCCATTAGGCTAGAAGGGCTTTATAAGAACGTCTCAGAACACCCTTCTGGCGTTATTATCGCTCCGGGCGAGATTGATGACTTCTGCCCACTTATCAACAGTAAAGGCAAGCTGTTAGCTGCAATGCCTTACCCACTACTTGAATTAATGGGGCTGTGTAAATTTGACATCTTGGGTGTATCCGCTTATGGTAAACTCATGATGATAATTAATGCTATGGAATACGGTGACATCTATGGAAATGGAAATAGTGACGAAGACGATGAATCCGATAGCGAAGAAGAAACTGATGGGGATAATTAGAGATTTAGGAATTTCAAGCGATTTAGTCAAAATAACAGATTCTCCAGCAAATGATTTATATCTTCATTGTGGAAAACCGCCCAAAGTTAAAAAATTAGAAGATGTTATTGGAAAAAAGCTTGTAATAGATGGAAAATCGTGTATAATTACATATCCAGTCAGTTTTTTGATAGAAAAGGGCGAAGAATACACAGCTAGATTTATATATACAATGGAGATAATCAAAAATGAGTATTTGGTCTTGGATAAGTGGAGATACGAAGAAGGAAAAATCTGCTGAAAAGGATGTTACACCTGTTGTTGTCGCAGAGCCTCAACAAACTGTAGCCTTCAAAAAGTACAGAAAACTCCTTAAGAAAAGTAGAGAGGCTGAAACTCAATTAGAGATTGCTAACGAGACAATTATGGAATTGCTTCGAGAGCAAGATGCTATGAAGGTTTTGTTGTTTGCTATCGTCATACAACATGCTGGTAAGCTAGAAGTAACTTCAGATACACTTAAGATAACAGAATTGACACAAAGTGAATATGATTTGGATTTCAGAAACGAAAATGGAAATCTAATCTATATGTTGAAAAGAAAGGAACCGACAGCCTAATGCAAAATATAATCGTATATGACTTGGAAACCACTGGCAAAGACCCAAATAAAGTCTACCCAATTCAATTTGCCGCCATTCCTATTGATGGAACAAGCTTGAAAATCAAAGAGGATGACGTTTTTAACCAAATGTGCAAACCTCCAGATTTTGAAGATATGGCAAATTACAAGGGTGATTCCGAAAAGGAAGGATTGTGGAAGTTTCATGCCGAACACAGAGGCGTGTCAATAGCACAAGTAATTGAACTTGTAGGTGCTTCCCCACCAATGAACATTGTATTTTCTCAATTCCGAGAATATGTAAAGAGATTCAAGAATAAGAAAGACCCTGAACTTGGAGGATTCAATATTTGTAATTACGATAACGTGATTATAAATAGACTCCTAAAGGAAGAAAAGCTTGCTAAGGGTACATGGAGTCCTATTTTCTTCCACGATGTGATGCAGGATTGCAAGAGTTGGCTAAGAAGTGCCGATATGCGTTCAATGAGTCTAGACAGCCTAAGAGAACATTTCGGCCTAACTAAGGGTGGTCACGAAGCCCTGAAGGACTGCAAAGATACCGCCCAACTATTAGCCAGATTCCTAAAATTCAAACAAGAGCTAGCTAGTGGTCACAACTATTTCGCCAAAGCCTTTAAACAAAAATAAGGTAAATTATGTATAACACTTGGAAAGTTGAAAACGGATATCTAGTATATTCGTGTGGTTGTAAATTTAAAGTAATTAAAGAAAGAGACGGACACTTTCCTTTGATTAAACCGGGGAATCCGTTCAAGAACTGGAATTACGAATGTGAAGCTACTAAGATGCTACTAGCCGATGGTAACACTGTCGGCGTATTCCAGCTAGAAAGCGGCTTGGGTAGACACTGGACTAAGAGACTAAAACCAGAAAATACTGCTCATATGGCAGCTTTGGCAGCTATCTTGCGTCCATCTTGTATGGAAGCTTATAATGAAGATGGGATTAATACTACCGAGCTTTACTGTAGATTCAAAAATGGGGAAGAAATAGCTGCTCCTCTAGTATCAGAAATTGGTTATCTTCTAGAAGATAATTATTATCAAATGCTATACCAAGAAGACGCTATGAAAGTAGCTAGAGATATGGCTGGATTCGATGGTAATCAATGTAATACTCTAATTAAGGGTATTGGTAAAAAGAAGGCCGATATCATTGCCGGTATTAAGAAGGAATTTTTGGACGGATGTGCTAAGGTTGGTATTCTAAACGAAGAAAGAGCTAAACTGGTGTTTGAAAACATCGAAGTTAGTCAGCGTTACGGCTTCAATAAATCTCACGCGGTCTGCTATGGAACTACAGCCCTTATCACAGCTTTCGCTAAGGTTCACTTTCCCGAATACTTCTATGAGTCGTACCTAGAAGGTGCTAGTGAAAAACAAAAGCCTCTAGAAGAACGTCACAAGATTATTAAAGATGCCAAATTCTTTGATATCAAGGTTACTAAGCCAGAAATATCCACAAGTAAGAGTTGGTTCTACTCACCTAAAACTAAGTCTATCCTTTTTGGTTTAACTTCCGTAAAGGGTGTTGGTCGTGCTATCGTTAAGAAGGTTAAGAAATTCTATAAGGATAACGATGACCATTGGCTCAAAACATTAATCCGTTGTCTGTATATGGTTAACTCTAGAGCAGCAGAGAATATCATTAAAGCTGGTATTATTGATAATGGAATGACTAGAACCCGCCAACTACATGAACTAAAAAGCTTATACGGTTTAACTAAAGGTCAGGTTCAGTTTTTGGTTGAACATTGCGAAAAATACACCACTTTGGTTGAGCTTCTTAAAGCTATGAACAAGACTAAGAAAGAGGGCGGTGGACTTCACAAAGCTAGCGACAAAATTAAGGTAGATGGAGTTATCTCTATATTGGAGAATCCGGGCTACTCTATGGACGATAAGCCTGAATGGATAGCTTCTGTTGAAGAAGAGGTGCTTGGA